AAACGTCTCATCAGTATTCATATTATCAAGTAGCTCAGGCTTGGCTTGAAATAACGGTACCATACTTTCAAATAATCTCGACACTGACATGAGCTGTCCTGATTTTTGTGCTCTTGCCATTGGTGATGTATATTCAATTTTTAAATCCATATCCTGAATCACTTGAGGTGCAGGTGGAATTAAATTCTTTCTAGTCATAATACTAAATACTCTTTCGATCAGAGGTCCGAGGAATTCTACTTGTAGTCTTCCAACCATTGGACCCATAAGTCTCATCTTTTCTTCTTGTCTTGCAACTACTTCTGTTGCAGTCATTCTCCCTGTCTTTTGCTCTGGCATCTTTAACCAATCAACATGGAAAGCTGCTAGAATATGTTCTCTTCTATTTTGTAGTAAGTCAAAGCCGATGTCAGGTCTACCTCTTGTTTCTAATGGCTCTATCTTTTCTTGTTGACCTGCTCTATAAAAATTTAATCCTCCAGGAACGGTTCTTACAGGTAATACAAATCCATCGTCAGGTACAAGTAATGGTGGGTCTACCATTTTTTGAGCACCTTTAATAATTGTTTTCATCATGGCATTAACCATTTTAATATCAGGAAGTGATGTCATTGATGGTGAACGTCCATATATTTCTCCTGCAACTTTTTGCCAGCGAGGAACCATATATGGAAACTCGTCAAAGCCACCTTCTTCTAATAAAGCTTTCTCTTCAACTAATACGTAACATGACTTAAAGTTTTTATTAGTAGCTTTCTTTTGTGAAGGGTCACCATATGTTTCAGAAGGTTCAACAGCATGTATTACTTCAAATTCTTTATATGGATCCTTATACGACATCTCTCTAACTTTTTCAGGAACAGCTTCTCCAAAGCGTTCTATAAGTTGCTTACCTGTTCTTTTATACCTGCGATATAAAGTATCTACATGGCCTTTATCATTCTCTTGTATAAAACAATCGGCAAGGTGGTAAGTTCTAAATGTAATACCTGAACCGGGTATATCTTGCACCATCATAACACCTGTTCCAAATGAACCTAAATCTAAATATAACTCGTGAGATTGACTTAAAAAATTACTCATAGGTGACTGAAACACGCGGTCATATAGTATTGTAGTTGTTTTATCTAGCCAATTCTTTACTTCTAATTGACGATTAACATCATCATCAAAAGTTTTTAACGCAAACCATTTTGCTGATGGAGATGTTAAAAAACTATGTAAACCAGAAGCAAGTTGTTCATTTGCAAGTGGTGCAGTAGTATCATAAATTTTATCAACGCGATGTTGTGAACCGCGATATTGTTCAGTAGAAAAATCTCCTCTGTTTGGGTTAACGTAGTCTGTGCATTCTTGCCACATGTTTTCCCAAGGAGAACGAAAGCTTTTTAAAGCTTCTTGTTTCTGTATGATACTAGTAACTAAATCCATTATGCACCTAATAATGTTTTTCTAACAATATCTGCTTCTTCTTCAATACCCTGAGCACTTGTTAGAATTGTACCAGCTCTGCCATACTCTGATCCACGCTTTTTCTTTACTAATGCTTTTGCCTCAACTTTTTTTGGCTTTGGCGCAGCAGGAACTGCTGGAGCTTTAGGTGAAGAAAAAATACTTTTGACAGGCGATGCAATTGCTTTTACAGCTCCTCCCATATTAACCTCCTAATATACTGTAGTTATCTTCGGCATGAGTTGGGAGCTCCTGCCTTGTTTTGACTTTGTCCCTTGTTCCCAATGCAAGGTATCTAAAAGCATCTGCAGCATGACTACTCCAATCGTGTAAAGGTCTAGTCTTATAAACCTTGTTTTTCTCGTCATAATCTTTCCTGTATTGCCTCAATGCCTCAATTAGTAAACTACACCGTTTTTCATCAAAATAACACCTCGGAATTACAGTTCTTGCTGCTTCTATACCATCATCAATTTGTACGTTAGGACATATTCTAAATGTAAGTCCTAAATCTCTAGCAACTTCCCACCTAGATTTTCCCGTACCCATCTCTCTAACTTTTATGTCATGTGGCGCAATATGGTACCCATACAGATAATCTTTCTCTCGCAGGTAATTAATATAGTGCGGAATTCCTTCTCCTTGATTCTCATAATAGTCTATAATTCTAATCTCAGTATGGAACTGCTGGTAAAATATAATGGATGTATTATCACCCATTCCTAAGTCCCAAGCAGTATTTACTTCTAATCTAGGCTCATATGGAACTTTTGTAATACGTTCTTCTGCCAAGGCTTTGGCCATTAAACTACCATAATATGAACCTGTAAGTGGTGCGTCAAAGCTACAATAAAACTCTTGCTGTATTAGCTCTTCTGGCATACCAGCTTCGCGTTCTTCTTCAATTGCATCTCCACTCAATACAGCAGTATCATCAACACTTAATCGCTCACAAAACCATCGCTCATTTCTACCAGCCATATTAAACATGTCGTATCCGTGATTTCTACCTCTAGCGGTATAAATAAACATTGCCCATCCTCCATTCTCTGCCAAGATGGGACGAACGAGATCCCATGCTCTTGGATCCTGAAGACTGTATTCTGAGAAGACAACTCCCACGGGGTTTGATCCCACAAGGCGGTCAACGTTATCTGTTCCAACAACTTGGTAAATAGATCCATTCTTAAGTTCTAGCCTCATGTCTGTATTGTTGACATTTGCCCAAAGCGGCTTTGGGAAGTGTTCTAAAAAAGATCGACCATCCCTGGTCATACCGTCCCAGACGATCTTTCTTCCTTGATTATAAGTCGGTAGTAAGTGCCAGTACAATCCTTTTCTTTGTAGTGCAGCAGTTGCGCACCAGTTTATTGAAAGTAAATCTTTACCAGCACGACGATGCCATACGGCAACAGCGCGCTTACCACCCTTTTCTAGGTAAGTCCAAAGCTTCTGTTGGTAGCTTCTCGGCTTCCAATTGTGAGGCAAGTTAATTTCCAAGATTAATCGTAACCTTCGTCTTTATTTTTTGTTTCCGAAAAGCTTAATACATTGACGCTAATACCTCCGTCAACTTCTGCATCAAGCTCAACAGCTCTTCTTTTAGGAGCAACGTACTGTGCTAGTTCTTTATTAGCTTGGAATCTTAACTCTGGTGTATTACTGTTATCCATAGCTATATTAGCTAGAGCTTCAATAGGATTACATCCAACCTTTTCTAACAAAGCTTGAACTGCTAAAGACTTATCACCTAAAGATCCTTTAGGTCTACCTGCGCCTTTTCTATATCCACCTGCACCTTTAGTACTCATAATAGTTGATTATATAACTTAACTTATAATTAAGTAAACATATTTATTGATATATTGTATTTATTGGCATTTACCAACGCTTTAGTAAAAAAAACTAAAATAATTGTATATATACTACATTAATTTATCCGTTTATAGTATTTTACCCCACCAGATAAACCAGGTAGGTGCATAGGTTTCGCGGGCACGCACGCGCACACCCGGGCCCTAATAACCGCGCGAAACGGCTGCGGAAAAAAAACGTTTTTTTTCGGGCCAGGGATTCTGGCGAAAGGAACCCGGTGAATCCCGTGAAATTCAAGGAACTCGATGGATTTGACAGGGAGCGAGTATCCACTTCTGATTAATTCTGATTAAATATCAAATTATCTGGTGCAATTACAGGCACATAAGTTATTGATTTTATTAACGAAAAAAAATAATTAAAAAAAAGGTTTACAAACAGATAAAATTATCATATATTCGTTCCATCAACAGATAATCTGTTGAAATCAAGCGGGAAAATTCTAATAATTTTCCAGCAAGATTGGAAAGGTGATTGGAATTTTCCTAAATTTTAACTTCTTTACAGGAGAAATATTATGGAAAAATCTAAAAAAACGGTAATTATCTTTCACGTGGCACATGACTTCGCAAATGTTGAATCAGCATTGCCAAGTACACCACAGGTTCGCCAGATTTACAGCGCAGTATTAGACCATGCGATTCGCATCGAAAATACTGAGGAGGAAATCTACTTCACTCCTGGAGAAATCCAGGACTTGATGGAGGATGCGGCCGCGAAAGGAATCTTGAAAACTCGCCAGGACCCAATGCGTATTTTCAAGTACTACCGCCAACAACTGCTTGGTAGCGGGCTAATGAGGCTTCAAAACATCGAAGCCTAACCCACGGGGGAGCGAAA